AAGAGCCAGACAGTGTGTTCATTGCACGGCAGGTGTCCATGTGTCGCATAAACTTGGCAACAGTATGAAGGTCTTTGTTGCCATCAACAGCGAATATAATCTTGTTAAGCATTGTTCTTCTCCAATAGTCTAATGTTATTTGTCCACGCATTTATCATGGACCAGTCGTCACACGGATCGTCATCGTAGTCGGAACGGTTCTGTCGCGCCCAGAGTACGGCTTTAACTACTTGGTAGATCGTCATCAGTACACACCTTGTATTTCACAGAACACGTCAGCCGAATCATTCAGCCCACGCTCTACATAGTACGCCATTTCGGCACAGTCGGCATAGGTGAGGTCAAAAGAGAGGGCAATGTCCTGTCGTGTTCCGCCATAGGACCAGATAGATATTACTAACATGAATGTACTAGCCATTATTTAATCCGCCATACGGTTACACGCTGCAAGGCACGGTCAGTACGAGTAGCCCACCGCGTTAAAGGTTTCTTGTGTGTCCTAAAATAGTAGCAGGCTTGGCTTAGTTTGTTTGCTACACGTTTATATGTGTAGTCATTAGCGGGGTTCACCGACACGTCAAAACACTCACCAACCTTCATACTCTCGAAAGGGTACTTGTTCGGGGAGTTGTTCACGATAGCAGGCATTTCACGGTTATGAATAATAGTATACATTACATTTCTTTCCATTTTAAGTTATAAACGCTAGGGTAGTAGTTGTTTACACGCCCCGTCGATCCACTGTGTCTTGGACATTCGGCGCTATCCAGTACGCTAGGGTTGCCACGAAAATCAGTTAGGTCGTCACCACGGTCCACTGGATTACCAACGGCGTCCACCAGCATGAATAGGATTCCGTCTTCTCTTACATTCATCATTACAATTCTCCTACAATGTTATAGCGTGGGTCATTGGCTTGGCCGATACGGTCCCAATACACGCCCACCTTTTCACAGGTCCACTCACCACCCTCGGCATAGTCAAGAGGTGTCGTCACGTCACCGTTGGCGAGGCGGTATACTACACCCGTTTCGATAAAGGTGTGGCAGTCATCCAAAGAGGCAAGTGTAGTGTCTGGTTTGAGTGACGCCCACCATACAGCCCAAACGGTATTCTCGTTTTGATTAGTATTGTCCACGGTATTTCTCCTGACTTGTATTAGAATGAATTGATAACTCACAAAGGCGCACCTGATACATGATGCGCCCCCTCAATTATCTATGTTCGTATAGATCAAAATGCTACTTCAGTTTCACCTACACCTTGCAAGGCAGCAATAAGGGCGGCACGGGTGAAGCCCTCTTTTTCCATGCGCTTGATCTGTGCAGCTGCCCACTTAGGCAATTCAACAGGAGCTTTATCGGTGTCGCCCTTTACATGCTTGACAAGTGTATCACGTAGGGAAAGTCCCTTGACCTGTGCCTCAATCAATCGTGCCAATGCGTCACCGTCTACCACGTTGCCTAGTTTTAACACGGTTGAACGCTTGTCTTTGGACTTGCTAGCCTTGGCACTGGTCCAGATAGAACCCACGATCGAACGGATTGCACGGGCCGCGTTTGTGTCGCCTTCACGTTCCGCCTTGTCAATTATACCAGACAGTTTTGTGCTATCTGTGTCCACGCCGTTTATTGTCCATTCTACAATCTTGCAAAGATATGTTGCGGCTTTCTTGCCGTTGCCTAGCGAAGTGTTAAAAGATTTGATTGCGCTTGCAATATCGATTGCGTTTGTCGCGTTTGTTGTTGTTGTTGCGTTTGTCATTGTGTTCCCCTTTCAAGGGTTGTTGGTTGTTTCATATCAATACACCTTGTCAAGGTGTACGATATAGAACCGCCTATATATCCAATACAATGATCGAGGTGTCTAAGGTCCGCCTGTTACGGTGTCCATCGATCTGTTTTACTTGATTGCATTTTAACGCATGTTTCCGTGTTACTTGTTTCAAGTATCTCACAAGTACTTGCACCCATTGGCGCAATCCCGTTCTAGTCCTACACCTACTTGAACCACCTTAGAACAACTACAAAACCCGTGGGCGGTGTAGTTATAAGCGATAAAAGCAAGTGGCGGGGTTGAACGGCTGGTCAAACCGTTACGTGCTACAATCGTAAACGATCGTTGTATTGGAACCCATAATCGCAATCTAAGATTACTAGGGCATCGAGTCAGTTGGATTCAAACAGCGTGGTCGGCACTAGGCCGCCTTGTTTCGTATCTTGTCTCAAGTTCTAGATTGTCTTAATTGTCTAGTCAACCTCTTATTTTCGTATTTCTGCGGAAAGGTAAAACGCATCCAACCTATCGCATGTGTCCTCTCAACAATCCGGTGCGCCTCTTTCACACTATCGCCTAGTTCTTACGTGCCTACTAGGTTGCCACCGTCGTGCGGCCAAAGGCTAACACTTGGGAATTGTCTTCCCGAACCTTCCCGTTTGACCCTTGTGGCCGTCTGGTCCGTTTCGATATAACCGTTATGACGGGACCGGATGGACAATGCAAGAGAAAAGTTATTCAATGTTTTCAATGGGTTACGGGATTCGATCTTCTAAGTCCTTGATTTTATTGGATAATCTAATTTGATCTATTTTCATTTTAATTCATACCTACTCATAGTGTTATACTATAACAGTAATCCCCTTTACTAGTATGTAGAACGCGTGATGCGCGTATGTTTATTGTGTGGCATATGTAAAGCCCTATATGTCATAGTAGTACCGATTTTATACCAGTGTGACGCGATTACAACTATTCTGGAACAGATCAAGAACAGAAAGAGAACAGATCAAGAACCTGTCTTTTGGTAGGCTAGTGTTACCGGATTGTAGACCTTGCGTTGTATGGGGCTATTTGGGGGGTGTGCGTCGTGTTCGCTATACGTTCCGCCATAGATTACCTTGTGTTCGCCTTGTGTTCTTTGTCTAAGGGGGTAGGGGGGTCTGTGGCGTTTGACAAGGGGGTGTGTCGGGGGTTTCTTATACAAACCCTTTCCCGCCGTTATTTAGTTAGTCAAATCCGCAAGTATTAACTCAATATGTTATATCATATCGTTACGTTACGTTATAACGTCTCTGTTATGTTATATTATTACGTTTGTGATGTTATATCGTATTGGTTCGGGGTGTCATAGCGCCTTGTATAGTAAGGGGTACAGGGGCCACTAGGGGTCGGGTGGTACTTATATATGCACAATGACAGCGGGGAGTGTTTTAGGATTACCTGTTAACCACATGTGTACCATATAGGTCACAAAAGGCTTATGTATTAGCGTATAACGGGGAGGAGGTGACGATTAGGGGTTGACATGAAGTACGCCTTCCAGTATAATAACCTTAGGTTTACTTAGAAAGATAACTAATACAACATCATCTAATTGAAGATAACTAAAATAGTTCTTGACATTGATGACGATAACCTGTATAACTTACGTATAGTATATACTTAGAGTTTATACTTATAGTATATACTTAATGTTTATATCAACTCCTACTTATATCCAATTCCCTAATCTACTTATAGTATATACTTATAGTAGGCTAAGAATTAGATTTATAAACTGAAGTAGTTGAATACTCAGGTATATACCTTTGCCCACACTCTTAGAGAAGTTATATAACTTTTCGGCAAACCCTAATAAAACTCCTTGACTTACAAAGACACTTATGTTATAACTGTGGATGCTAGGTCAGTACACACACTGAAAGTGATATACTACATGACCTCCAGCAACACCGACATGAGCCTTCGGGTCCCCTTTGAGTCTGACGATGTACTAGGTGCATTCTTCAAGGCCCTGGTGGGTAACGACCTTAGAGGACTCTACAGCACTCACATTCCACACAGTGACGTCTTCTTCGTTAGAGAGAAGTACTTCAAGGACACAGGACATTGGGTCTCCCTCGATCGAATGGAACGCTCTATGTACCTAGAGGGAATGTTAGAGGCTTACACAGTACACGAACCAAACAGGAAGAGAGACTGGGAATGAACATCAAGTTAATCATTGAGGCTATCCTCGCAGCTTTCAAGACTTCGGCTCCTCCTAAGTCAGACTCTAAGACTTCTGGTCGTATGCGTATCAAGAACGTAGAGATGATCAAGGTTTCAGAAGGTCTTCGTCTGGAGGCATATCTCCCTACTCCTAACGATGTGTGGACTATCGGTTACGGTCACACTAAGACAGCTAAACCAGGTATGAAGATCACAAACAAGGGTGCTGAGGCTCTCTTACTTCATGACTTGGAATGGGTAGAAGATGTAATTGAGCTTCACGTAGAAGTAGCTCTTACACAGAATCAATACGATGCCCTTTGTTCTTTCATCTACAATCTGGGTGGTACTAACTTCGCTAGTTCTACTCTGTTGCGTAAGTTGAACAAGGGTGACTACCAAGGTGCAGCAGACGAACTGCCACGTTGGAATAAGCAAAAAGGTAAAGTCCTTCGCGGTTTAACTATCCGCCGTAAAGAAGAGAGGGATTTGTTTCTTAGCTAAACTATTTTACTACAGTGCTCTGGGGAGAGACTTGAGATGAACGCAGATCACTTAAAAGAAGATATTGAGCAGATTCGTACAGAACAGTTCAGGCTAGCAGACGATCAACGTAAAATGAAAGATGATATTGTAGAGCTGAAGACCAACTACGTTCACACCAGTGTGGCGTTGACTAAGATCACAGAGAAGCTAGACAATAACTCTAAACTAGTCCTTACAACTCTCATTACGATTATAGTGAGTGTAGGGGTCTACATGTTCAAAGGAAGTTTCCCATTATGAGAAATGTATTCAAAGGTTGGAAGACAGTAACGTTTAACGTAGCTGCAGCAATCGTACCTCTCCTGGAACTTACAGAGCTGAAGGGTATCGTACCAGCTCAGTACCTACCGTACTACGGCTTGGTTGTAGCCCTTGGTAACGTATACCTTCGCTCAGTGACTACCTCAGCTATTGGTAAGAAGTAATGCTAGGTTTCATCATCTCCTTGATTAATCCATTGACTAAGATAGCTACTGGTCTAGTAGAAGCTAAGACTAGAAAAGTAGATGCTCAGACAGAGCAAGAACGAATTGAAGCTGACGTACTAATCCTACAACTGGAAGCACGTCAAGCTGTACTCATTGCTGAGCAAGGGTCAGGTCTTACTCGTATGATCCGCCCTCTGTTCGCAATGCCATTTATCATCTACAACTTCAAGGTAATTGTCTACGACAAGGTACTTGGACTAGGTGTCACTGATGATCTCTCAGCGTCCTACTGGCAGCTGCAGATGGTTATCTTCGGAGCATACTTCCTGACCCGTGGGTTTGAGAAGAGAAAAGGATAAGACTATGGGATGTTGGACAAGTAATAAGAGACCTTGTGGTCGCTGCTTTGGCTGTTGGAACCTGGACCCCGCTTCCATCTCCACTAGCCTTAAGTTGTTGAACGGTACAGCTATTACTTCTATCAACATCTGGAACTATTGATATGCCATCCTCTCCCAACTACAAAAGAGACTACAAGCGTGAGAAGGCCATTCGGTCTACACCTAAGGACCTCAAAGAGAATGCTTCCCGTAAGGCAGCCCGTCGTAAGTTAGAGAAGGAAGGTGTTGTCTCCAAAGGAGATGGCAAAGACGTAGATCATAAGAACCGTAATCCATTAGCAAACGGTCGCAAGAATTTAACAGCTAAACCTAAGGCTGCTAACAGAAGTTTCTCTCGTAAGACTAACGCTAAGAAGTACGGTAATAACATCGGTGCTTCTAATCCTCCTACTCAATCCAGAAAGAAGAAGTAATATGTACAACGATAAAATGACAGGTAAAGAAAAGCCTATGAAGATGATGAAGGGTGGCATGGTCAAGAAGCCTATGTATAACAAAGGCGGAATGGTCAAGGCTAACTGTGGTGCTTCTATGAAGCCTACTCAGTCCAAGAAGAAGTGAGTTAAAGCATGAGTGTGGATTACAGAGGTGAGAAGTTCTCCGGTTACAACAAGCCAAAGCGTACTCCAGACCATGCCAGTAAGTCTCATGTTGTCTTAGCCAAAGAAGGTGAGACGATTAAGATGATTCGTTTCGGTGAGCAAGGAGCTAGCACGGCTGGTAAACCAAAGGCTGGTGAATCTGATAAGATGAAAGCTAAACGTGCTAGCTTTAAGGCTCGCCATGGTAAGAACATTGCTAAAGGCAAGATGTCTGCAGCATACTGGGCAGATAAGGCGAAATGGTGATGGCTACTAAGAAGAGTAAGAAATCAACTGTTAACGCAGCTGGAAACTACACGAAGCCTACAATGCGTAAAGGCCTTGTGTCTAAGATCATGGCTGGATCAAAGGGTGGTAGCCCTGGTCAGTGGTCAGCCCGTAAAGCCCAGATGGTAGCTAAGGAATATAAAGCTA